CTAAATATGGGGTGGCTCGGTGGACTGTTTATGGACACTTTTCAGGGCGGTGATAGGGTTCAAACGCACAGCGTCTTCCAAGTGGTCGGGGGCAAAGTGAGCATACCTCATCGTCATCTTGATGTCGGTGTGGCCGAGGATGCGCTGTAGCACCAGGATGTTGCCGCCGTTCATCATGAAGTGACTGGCAAAGCTGTGTCGCAGAACGTGAGTACTCTGGCCTGCTGGCAACTGGATGCCAGCTCGCCTGATAGCCTTCTCAAACTCGGTATAGCAATCATCGAACAGGCGGCCAGTTCGCCGGGGCAACATGGCCAGCAACCAAGGGGCCACCGGAACAGTCCGGTTTCGCTTGCCCTTGGTCTTGGTGAAGGTGATTCGCCCCATACCGATCTGGGCGCGGCTGACCTTCTCGACCTCTGACCACCTCGCCCCGGTTGAGAGGCAGAGCATCACAACGAGCCACAGATCCCGCTGCTCCTTGCAAGCGTCGAGCAACTGCTCGATCTCATCCTGGGAGAGATAGGCCAGCTCAGATTCCTGAACTTTGTACTGTCGCAGATCAGCCAGTGGGTTACCGCCGTGCCACACCCCAAGGCGAACAAGCTCATTGAATAACGCCTGCAAATAGAGCTGCTCCCGGTTGATGGTGGTCGGTGTTACCTGCTTCCGTTGTCCTGGCACATAGAGTTCGCCAGCCAGCCGACGCTCTCGATATGCCGAGAAGTGTTCGGAGGTGAACTCACTGGCCAGCGGGTTATCCAGCGCCTCGCACAGCCACACCAACTTGTCACGCCGCCGTTCGCCATCAGCCAACGTCTGTCCATGCCGCCCAAACCAGAGATGCACCAGATCCAACAACCGCTGGCCACTATGTGCTTGCTCCTGTTCGGGTTCAGCCTCTTTCAGCCAGGGCTTGTTGGTCAGCTGATGCCGCTCCCAAGCCAGTGCTTCCCCTTTTGTCAAGAAGCGCTTGCGCAATCTAGGCCCACTCACCCCATCGGGGCGAACATCGGCAAGCCACTGCTTAGGCTTGCCGTCATCGAGTTTGCGAACGGTCATGATTTTCCATACGAAGTAATTTCGCCGAAAAAAGATCCTAATCTTAGGGTAATTTTTCGTTTACCTAGCAGATACTGGCAACTTCACCTTTATGTTGTTCGAGTATATCGCCTTATTTAATTTATCTTGCCATTTTTTTCTATGTAATGATATGTAAACCATGAAAATACAACAACAATAAATACATAAGGTATAAAGACAAAATCATTTAATATACTATAACCAAAATCAATTATTCTTACGCCGTCATTCTCAGTCATAAAATTGTAATTTAAATATTTAGATGTAATAACCGATATCGCTTTAAGTGATGATATAAACCAAGCGTGAGTCATATAAATTGAAAATGATAACAACCCAAGAATTTGGAATGGCTTTTGTTTTAATATCATTGAAACAGCGCCTGACTCATGCGAGAAAATTATTATCACAGCAAAAAATAAATATGGACTGAGGAACGCGCTAATTTCGTTTGGTGGGTTATATGATGACAGATAGCAGATCAGCATAATAATTATGGCGATCTCCATCCAAGGCTTTACATTGACTTTGTCATACAACTGGAATGCAATTACACCTAGGAAAAATGAATAAAAACATCTAAATATCGCAAATGTACCCCAATCTCCCATATTGGAATAACTGGATAGAATTATTAATGACAGAGTTGAGATAAGCAATGATATTGAAAGCCTGTTCTTGATCTGTGTAGTTATCAAGAGAACACCAAAAAGTATGTATGTATAAAACTCAACACTAATGCTCCATGATGGTAAATTCCAAGTTGGTTCAGTGTTTACACCTAGAGCCTGTATAAGTGTTAAGTGTGTAAAAAATGAGTAGATTGAAAATCTTCCACCTGTATCTGTATATAAAAACAAACCGACCAGAGCAAAAGGTATAAACATCAATGTCATGAATAGATGTAGAGGATAAATCCTTGCAAATCGTTTAAGAATAAAAGTTTTAAGATCATTTGTGTTGTTAATCTTATTGATGCTGCTACAACAAATAACAAAACCACTGAGAACAAAGAAGAACTCAACAAATAGATATGAGTTATTTACAAAATCCAAGTTCGTTATAATACCATTGGTCTTCAGATGAAAAATAGCAACCATTAGCGCAGCTATTCCTCGAAAAGAATCTAGTACTTCAAACCTTTTTGTAACAGATAACTTGCTCATGAACCACACCGTTTGTTAATTGTTTGTAATTACGCCAACATACTTCCGTTGATTTCTATAAAAACACATCTAACCATGTTTATTAAAATTTTTGATATCACTTTCGCAATGCAAAAATAATACCATTTCCGCCGCCAACTGCACACACAACAGCAACAAGCGCCAGTAACGTACCCATCAGAATTTCTTCCCTGCCCAGACCACCCGACCGACCAGATCCAGCTCGGCCAGCTCGGCCTTGCTCAGGTCACGGGATTTATACAGGGGATTGTCGGAGATGATGCGCACCCCGCCCAGGTCGAACTGCAGGCGCTTGACGAACAGGCCGCCATCGAGGCGCAGCACATAGAGCCCATCGCGCGGGGCTTCCCCATTCTTCAATCGCACCAGGATCACATCGCCATCATTGATGGTCGGCTCCATCGAGTCGCCCTTGGCCCGGATGACAGCCATCTTGGCCGGGTCAAACCCTTCACGGCGCAGCCAGTCGGTACGGAACGCCATCTGCTCGGCCATCGCCTCATCCGTGATCTGTGAACCATGTCCGGCGCTGGCCTCAACCTGATAGGCGGGGATCGTGGTGAACTCATCGGCTAAAAGGGAGCTCTGAGCACCAGAGGCTGGCGAAGTAGGTAGATTCGTTCCAGTGCGGCTTCCAGTGTCACCGATGCCAAATACCAGCCACTCAAATGTGACGCCTCCTGCACGCGCCAGATTGAGAGCGCGATCAACAGGGGGGATAGTCCCCTCATGTAGATAACGTCTTAACCCGCCATCAGTCATATCGGCCCTGCGTGCGAAAGCCCGCAATGGTTCATTGCCGATTATCCTTTCAAGCCGTTTCACGAAATCAGACTGGTTGAATGCAATCTCCTGTAAGCGCGCACCATTCATTAGTCATCACCATCAAGTTTTAGTGAGAATAGAGAGACACCCACTTGACCAGTGCTTTTTTTGGATCAATCATGCAATCGACAGAAAGCAATGAGTAACCAAGAACAGCAAATAGCAATAGGTGAAAGGGTTTCTATCATGTCAGAGATTGCACTTCAGATCGACACACCAGTCAAAACCATCGAGCGCTACAGCGCCGATACCGGCATTCCTGTAGGTACGGTCAGAAAAATGATTGCCTGCGGAGAACTGCAGATCATGCCGAAGGCCGGCCCCAAGCATCGCGTCCTGATCAACATGGTCGCGCTTTACCACAAAGCCGCTGCTGCGGCCTACCTCCCTGCAACCTCCTGATTACTATGGCACTCATTGGAGCGAGAACCATGTTTATCAGTGGCGATTGCAAACACCCGCACCTCGAATCTGCATGCAGCAGGTTCAAATCCAACCACGTGATCAGCCAGATCGCCCCGTCCGCTGGCATCGACGCCCAGGTGCTGAGGAACAAGCTCAGCCCTGACCAGCCGCACCAGCTGACCGTGGCTGATCTGATCGCGCTCTATCACGCCACCGACGGGGACGAAACCCTGATCGACGGCATGCTGATGGAATGCGGGCTGACCGCCATCGCCATTCCATCAGCAGAACGTGCGCCATCCCTTCCCCATCAAGCGATCGACCTCAATGCCAAGGTGGCCAGCATTGGCCAGCGGGCGCTGGAGCTGTCCGAGCGGGGACGTGTGTCGCGCACCGAACGCAACACCATCATCAGTGTCGCCACCGCCGCCATGGGGTCGCTGGCACTGCTCATCCACGACGTCGAGGCCCGCTTTCAAGCTGTGCCGGCCGTCGCCTGCGCATCAGACATCCTGATGCAAACCATGACCATGTAAGGGGAAACCCATGCAACAGACATCCATCAACCACGAAGAACGCAACCTCGCGGGCCTGACTCCGCTGGAGCAGGTGGCCATGAACACCGCCGGCTGCCAGATCCTGCGGGAGTTGTTCGGTAAAACGCGATCCAGTCTGGACACCGACTGGCTGGCCCTGAGTCAGGCCAAGAAAGCCGCCATCTGTGCCATCGCCCGCCAGCCAAGAGGCGATCTGATGACGGCCAGCTTGTCAGCCCTGCCCCACGCACAACGCGAGGCGGTAAGGATGGCAGTGATCGCGCTGGAGTATCAGGGGGAGTTTCGCGGCGGCGGTGACACCAAGGTGTGGCACCCGGCGCCAGTGACCAGACCCATCGGGGATATCGAGAGAGAGAAGAAGGAACGCGCCGCCAAGCTGCGCATGAAGCGCGCCGTCATGGCCGCCAACCAGATGACACAAAGCGGCCCGCGAGCAATCGGGCAATAAAAAACCCCGCAAAGGTGGTGGAACACCGCGGGGCTTTCATCAGTCACTTATCGACTAGGAAAATCGACATGCCAACTCTAGCCATTCTCGACACTGTGCGCAACCTGCGCCTGCAAAACCGCAAGCTGGCCCGCCTGGGTCAGCGCTACAACGCCAGCCCTGACCTGATCCATGCAATAGAACGCCCGGCCGCCATGGCCTGGCGTGCGGTCTGGTCATGCGTCAACAGCCGTGGGGGGATCTGATCATGGCCGCCGTTATCACGCGTCACACCGAACCGACCATCAAGGCCGCCAGCGCCTACCTGGTGCAACAGGGTTACACCAACTGCGGCACCACCTGGCTGCGTGGCCAGAACGGGTACGCCCGCATGGAGCGCATGCTCTCAGGCGCCATCCGCATCATCGAGGGGGTGGCATGAAAAAGCTGTTCCACCCCATCACCCGGCAGGCAGCCCTGGCCGACTTGGCCGATTTGCCGCACCGCATCAGGGCGAAAACCTACACCACCAAGCGCGGCCCCGAGGGCCGCAATCTGCGCGAGCAGGCCCGCCTGCAACTGCGCTGGCACCAGCTATTCCACACCATGAACCGGAGGGCCCAGGCATGAGCATCGACGCCATTCACATCGCCAAGCGGGCAGAGCGGGCCGTGCTGCCGCTGCTGACCGAGCTGCTGGCCAGCACTGAGCAGACAAACCGCATCGCCCTGGGCGAGCTCTACTCCGGGGATGAGTACATCCAGGTGCAACTGGTCGTGACCAGCTGCCCTGCGGATCTGCTCGATGACGACTCCGTGATGGGGGATGAGGCATGACAGACCTGTTTGAACTGGAGGCCCCGCAGGATGACCAAGGCACCACAGAGGCGGGCCCCGCCCATATGCAGCCACCGGCGCCGGTCAGCCCGCTGACCAAGCACTGGGAGGCGGCACAGGAGGAATTCAACACCTCGGGCTGCGACGCCAAGCGCAACCGCAATATCACCCAGGAGCTGCTGGCCCTTGGCGCCATCCGCGCCGTGTACTGGCTGGCGCTGGGTGGCGGTGAGGTGGCGCTGGCCAGAGAGATCGCCGAGTGGTGGGCAGACTGCGAACCACTCCATGGGCTGGGGGAGACTATCAAATGAGCCACCGCCTGATCACCGACCTGCAAACCCGTGTGGATAGATGGTTCGACACCATGATGGGCGACGAGGCCCGCCTGCGCAGCTACCAGCGCGACCTGCTGGCCATGCGCCAGCTATCCCCTCGCCCACGCTGCACAGTCTCCCTCACCCTGCGCCAGTGTGTCGCAGCCAGAAAGATGGCGAGGCATGCCCGCCATGCGCTGACCTCCTGCCGGAACAACATCAAAGAGCTGTCGGGTACCCATCACCTATGAACCACCAGAACAACACAGGGCCAGCCGCCGAGGCTGGCCATCTTGGTTTTGCCATCAGCCGCCTGCCGACGCCAAAACGCAACCAGCTGCCGTTATCCAAGAAGACCCTCAAGGCCCGTATCGATGCCCTCGCCAATGCCATGCCGGGCACCAAGCTGGAGGCCGCCTTTGTCGGTGCCCCTGGTGAATCCGATCTGGTCTGGGCGGTGCAGCTGCTCGATGGACTCTCCATGCAGTTCACCCAGGTGCTGTTCAAGCAGTACGTGCGCCGCCGCAAAGATGGCACCACCCGCAACTGCCGCAGCGCAAACATCTGGCTGCGGGAACGGGTGAAGTGGGTCCGCTCCCTGGTGATGGCCCTGCCGGTCGATGCCCAGCAGCTATGCGATGATGACGGGCGCAAGCGGGTGGCCCACCAGTTCGCCAACCAGACTGCCGCCATCTGGAAGAACATCGAGCAGAACGCCGCCGCCGGTGAGCTGAATCTGATGGAGACATGGGAATCCATCAAGCAGCCTGCCGACCAGTGGGGCTTTATCGGCAGGATGCCGGACTTCAAAACCAAAGAGGCCAGGGATAACTGGATCCTGGGCGTGATGGTGCGCCTGCTCTCTGCCAAGTGGTGGGAAAGGCGCATCAACCGCTGCTGGGATCGACTGCAAGAGCACATCGCCATTCTGCTGGGCAAGGTACGCAAGGGGGTCTCTGCCTACGTCTCGAACGCCACCATGAAGGTGGTGCGCGAGCGCAAGCGGGCCATGATGCGCTGGCTGGCCGAGTCGGAGGTGATGAACGAGCAGCACGACCTGGTTGTCTCGATGAAGGACTGCTGGGAAGCGAGCAATGCCAACCCGGTCAACCGCCGCGCCGAGATGATGACCCGCATGCGCGGCTTTGAAGACTACGCCGAGGAGCAGGGCCATGTGGGGGTGTTCTTCACCTGGACAGCCCCGAGCCGCTTCCATGCCTGGAAGACGGGCCGCAACGGCAAGACCATCGAAAATGACAAGTACCAGGGCGCCACCCCGCGCGACACCTGCGCCTATCTGGGCCAGCTATGGAGCCGGGCCCGTTCATACCTGAAGCGCTGGGGCATGCCTATCTATGGCTTCCGGGTTTGTGAGCCGCACCACGATGGCACGCCGCACTGGCACATGCTGCTGTTTATGCGCAAATGCGACCGGAATGGGGTGATCGACACTCTGCAGCGTTATGCCCTGACAGATGATCGGCAGGAGCTGGAGCGCAACAACCTGGGCATTCCCTTCACCGACTTTACCCCGCGCTTCGACTGGAAGGAGATCGACCCGTCCAAAGGGGACGCCACCGGCTACATCGCCGCCTATATCGCCAAGAACATCGACGGCGAGCATGTGGATGGTGATGAAGAAGCTGGCACCAAGGCAGACCAGGGTGCCCAGCATGCCTGCGCCTGGGCCAGTTGGTGGGGGATCCGCACCTTCCAGCAGATCGGCGGCGCCCCGGTCGGGGTATGGCGTGAGCTGCGCCGCATCAGCAACGCCAAGAAGCACGGCGATCTGGTGGGGCCACCCAAACCGGTCTTGCAAGACCCGCGCTTTGAGGCAGCCCGCTATGCCGCCGATAACGGCATCTTCCGCTGCTACCTCGAAGCCATGGGCGGGGCCCTCTCTACCCGCGCCGAGCACCCCATCAAACTGGCCCACCTCATCGAGGAGCAGGCCAACGCTTACGGCGAAGACATCAAGCGCCTGATGGGGTTGCACACAGCCCGACTGGGTATCAAGACCCGTCTGCAAGGGTGGGAAGTGGTGCCAGCAGGCACCTATGAGGCCACCAAGGCCGCCGGGGTTTCGGGTTGGGGTGTAGGTGTTCAGTCGGGCGACAGCCCGGCACCTTGGAGCTCTGACAATAACTGTACGCAGCCGGATCCTGAGGCGTTCGCGGATCAGTTGATGGCAGAGCAATGGGGTTTATCTCCCTTCTCCATCGGGCGTTTACGGGCAGGATCCAGCGTCAGCGCGGACGGCTTCACCCTCAGGCTGGAGAACGGCCAGGTGCAGTCGAGCAGGGCGATCCCGAGCGAGCCGAATTGGCAGCCAGAAGGCCAGCAGCCAGTCGAACAGGGCCAGCCGGATGAGTACGCGGTACCGGAAGGCGATGAGGACTGGCCGACGCTGGTTGAGCTCTGCGGCAAGGTCTACCAGGCACAGGGCCACGCCGGGACATACCGCTGGATCGAGATGCTGCCGGAGCCCTATCAGTCAGAAATGTGGCGCGTGCTGGAAGGGCTGGATGCGCCTGAGTGGATGCAGGAACAGGACGACTACAGCGAGGAGTGGGCATGAACATGAGTAGCAAACAGACCGTCAGCCGCGAGGAATACCGCCGCCTGGATAATCGGGTGACCTGCATTCTCCAGCAGCGCTGGCCAGCCAAGGAAATCAGCCAGTGGGTGGGGATGCTACAGGGCAAACAGCAGGACGTGGCCTGCGCCATCCTGCGCCGGCGCCACCCTCGCCCAACATCGCTGGCCCTGCCGACCAACGTTGGCGACATACCGAACCCATTTCAGGCCAAGGCCAATCGACCCACCGTGCCGGTGCTGACAGCTGATGGCCGCTCGGTTGGCCGCCGCCATATCGTGGGCGGACTGACCCCCGTGGCCATCGACCAGAGCGGTACCATCCGGTGCGCCGTCACCGGCCGCACCCTCTTTATCGCACCGGGCAGCGCCATCGACCGCGCCAACCCGGGCGCCGCCGAACAGCTCAACCCAACCTACCGGCCGGCACTGCACCAGGTAGTGGCTGACCACCGTCAAATCGAGACAGGAGCTCAATCATGAGAGACCCCCGCAAACATCCGGTACCAGGTGATGTGATCACCCGCTTCGGTACCACCAGGGAAGTGACCGCCACCCGGCGCAACGAGCGCGGCACGGTGACTCATGTGCTATACGAACACCCTGGTCAGACGCATCTCGAGCAGGCGAAGGAGACAACTATCTCCAGTTGGCGGGCGTGGGCCAAGGAGGATGCCATGGTGGTAAGGGAGGGCGCAGCATGAACCCAGCCACTAAACGCAAGCAGGAACAGCGGGCCAGGCGGGCCGCCCTCGGCATCAAGCGGGTGGAGGTGGCGCTCTCAGAACGGGAGCGCCAGCAGCTGGATCACCTTCGCATCGCTCGGGCTGGCAGCGGTGAGCCCTACTCCGCCGACGAGTACATCAGCACCCTGATCCGGCGAGACTGGGAACGCTGGCTGGAACAGGAAGCCGAGCTGAAACAGCAGACCTGCCCGAACTGCGACTGCGCATTGCCAGAGGGATGCGGAGGAACCTTCAAGGGCGAGCCGTCTTGCTGGCTGACTACAGGAGAAAAAGAAATCGCACTGTGAAAATAGAGCCCCTTTTGAGGGGCTTTCTTCTTGGTGCTGGCAAGTAAATGACTGCTATTTCTGGTGCGGGTTAATACTTACTAGCAATATTTTGAAAGTGACCTAAGCAAATATTGAATGAAATGCTGACTTAACCACAAATATTTTATAAGTGGCATTTCATAATTGTGAAGTGGCATTTATTAAAAGTCAGCAACTGACGATAAGGCATTGAGGTTATGGAGTTTTTTTTCATTAAAATAATTAGACGCCAGCAAAGGTGTCTGCGTTTGCCAATGATGGCTGTAGTGGGTAGAAAATATTTGACCGCTCTGATGCAACATGGATAACATGCTGCCAACTCACCATTACGCTGAATTTCCGGAGCTATCGGAGGGTATTTCATTACCCTGAAATTGGTTGGTATGAGTCCCCCTTGGTGCGTCAGATCCAAGGCCTTATGATGGGCATCAGCGATAACAGGCTATCGCTCCGGCGCGAACCGCCAGCAGCCAATCGATCTCATCCTCGCTCAGGGCCATCAGTTGATTTCTGCGCTGGTTCTGGTGGGTCTTGTAATGGTATTCGACCAGCCAGTCACTGGGCGGCAGTAGGTGAGAGAGAGGGATCCCGAGATGGATACAGATGGCGGCGGCATGTTCCAGGTCAAAAAAGGTGGGAGTCTGGTCATCAAGCCAGCGGCCAATCGTCGCGGGGGCAACATGGATGACCTTGCCTGTGGCAGCGTTGGTCATGCCATGGCGTTTCAGCACGGCGCGAGTGATGCCTTTGGCACGAACCACATAGGCCCGGGCGAGGTTGATTTTCTTTTTCATGGGGCGCCTCCAGCAGGTGCCCGTGCTCGGGGCCGTGATGACTGTCAGATCTGACAGGTCAAAATTCACAGATATGAAAAATCTAGTCGGCGAACGTCGAGATATGCAATCAGGTCACAGATAAAATTGTCAGGTCTAACCAGCAGTAGGAGGCAATGTGCAGGCGGGGATTCAAACAGAGATTTACAGTTCAATCAGGGAGATAGCGAAAATCACCCCGGACCTGAAACTGGAAGACAGGGAGGGCATGTGCCGGGCTATCGCCACGCTATGCGAATTGGGCATGATGCTGGAGGAACAAGAAAAGAGGCCAGTTAACTGAAAAGTGACCGGTCACGCGCCAAGGGGGCGGAGGTTTTGATAGCATGCAGATTCACGCCCAAATGAGAACAACAAGATGAATCGAGTTATCGCGGCCAGCCTGTTGTTGCTGGCCACCTCCGTCATGGCCATCAGTGATACCGAAAAAACAGCGGTCATCGAGCGCTGCAAAGATCAGATGAACCAGTACGGCGCCGCCATGGTCAAGGCCTGTGTGGACCAGGATCTGGAGGCCTTTGAACAGCTGCTGGCCAACTACCGGCCCCACGAGAAGATCGTCAAGTTCTGTGTCAGAACCACCAAGGAATATGGCTGGAGCATGGTAAAAGCCTGCTCAGACCAGAACATAGAAGCGCGGCAGTCCATCGTGGACAATAAGGAAATGTACGCAAAGCACGCGAAGACCCTGGAATCTTGCATCGACCGGATGGGGAAGATCGGGGGGTGGGTAATGGTCAAAGCCTGCGCCGACCAGGACATCGAGGCAGAACAGGCCTTGTCCCAATACTGACCCTGTATAAACCGGCCCAGATAAACATGTCGCAGCGGCCTGCCAGCCGCTACCATCGCCTTCGTGTTGTGGCTGATGGTTGAACCCGCCCAGGGTTTGCGACATACTGCCCCGGCAGCGGCAAAATCCGCTGCCGGGGTTGGTCCCCCGCAAGCATTCCAAGCGCACAACACGCGCCCGCGTGTTTTTTTATGTGCGGCCCAGTAGTACCCGCAATCTCTGTTATGACGGGCTGGGCGAGGCAGCCTCACGGCTGGCCGGTTTCCTTGGATGCCCGGTAGGACCAACCTCGTCCAGTTCGTCACCAGCCGTCTCCTCACAATTGAGGGCACGGTGCAGAGTTTGGTCCCTCTCGGTGGCGATTCACTTGCATCAAATCCAAGGAATCAAGCCATGCACCACATCACCAGCTTTACCCCATCCGATATCATCAGCCTGAACCACGGCCAGCCCATGACTACCTCGCTCAAGGTGGCTGAAGTCTTTGGTAAGCGTCACGATGACGTGCTGAAGAAGATTCGGGCCCTCGAATGCAGCTCAGATTTTCGTCTCCGCAATTTTGCGGAGACGTTCCAAACCGTTGCCATGCCGAAAGGTGCATCGAAGCAAACCACTGTATGGGAGATGACCAAGGATGGCTTTATGTTCCTGGTGATGGGCTTCACCGGCAAACAGGCCGCCGCCATCAAGGAGGCCTATATCAACGCCTTCAACTGGATGGCCGACCAGCTCCGGCAGGCCGCCCTCCCCAGCGCCAAGCAACAAGACGATGCCCTGGCCGTGCTCAACTACGCCCATATGCTGGGCCAGCGAGACAGGGAAGCCATTCAGGCCGAGGCCTGGCTGGAGTCGCGCTTTATGAGCCTCACCCAGGAGCTGGAGAACCTGCGCCAGGACATGCGCACCTACCACGCCCGCCAACGCAGCAACCGCGATATCGTCAGCCATATGCAGCTGCACGGCCACTGGCTGACCCGCGGGTAGCACTATCAGCCCACCGCGTACTGGTTTGCGGCTATTGGTGGCTCTTAGTAGCTATTAGATGCGTATGTATACTTGCAAGAATTAAAAAATTGCGTATATTGACGGTCAGGCGCGTTGCGACAGCGACGCCCTAATTCCGAGGCCCAGCCATTTTGTGGTTGGGCTTTCGTGTATCTGGAGCATGGAGGCTAACATTGCTATACATCGCCTATCTTGACGAGTTTGGCCACGCAGGCCCCTACCTTGGTAATGACCACCCCAAACACCATACCCATCCAGTGTTTGGTATTGGCGGCTTTGTGTTGCCGTACTACAAGGTACGGGCGTTTTCTTCCTTCTTCTTCCAGCTCAAAAACCATCTTCTAAGTACTGATCTTGCCAATACTCAAGCCAAGGCGGTAGCGGATCAGCAACCCTTTCATCCCGCAAAGTGGGAGAAAAAAGGGACATCAGTGCTGACCGAGAAGAATGTCACCCGCTATCGTGAAACCAGAGCAGCAGTCAATCGAATCTTGAATCGTATCAGAGACGATGAGGGCTTCGCCTTCTATGTCGGGCAGCAAAAGAAACCAGGGCTGGAACTGGACTCCACCAAGCTTTATCTCGATGTGATGAGAGAGGTGATCAAACGGCTCGATCAAGAGTGCTGTACAGATAACAGCAAGTTGATGATCATCATCGACCAGCATACCGAACGGAAAAAAATAGTCGAAACAGCGTCAATCGAGATGTTTGGTGAGCACGGACGACGTTGTCTTATCGAACCACCGACGCAAGTAGAAAGCCATCTGTATCAGACGATTCAGTGTGCTGACTGGCTATGCGCCCTGTATGGCAGGCTGAGTCACTATACCTGCGAGCCAGAAGCCAAGGCCGGGTTTCACGTCTTCGAAAAGTACTTCGGTGAACGGTTAAAACAAGTTCATAAACGAAGCAGTATTCGCACATTTGGCGGGCCTGCCAGCCCCGCCAAATTGCAACTGCTGGCTGATAGGTTCTCAGCGACCGGATGAAACAAGGGGCGCTATTGCGCCCCCAGTCCTTTCAGTACCAACTGCCGCCCCTCTGGCGTCAGTGATCCAAGCAGCCCCAGCACCAGCTGGTTCGTCGTCCTGGCTGACGGACTCAGCGTGTGAGTGAACGACAGTGTGGCTACCCAGCTATGACCACACTCAGCATCGGTGCACTGACAATAGAGATCGGAGACCTCATCGCTCAGCCGATTGGTCTTGGTAATACGGCCTCGCTGGCCACACTCTTTGCAAAAAACCCGCATCACCCCTCCCGATAAATCGAAATCTCAATCACCAAGTTGCATCTTACATCAATAAGACTGTGTTTTTATACAGCGGAGCCTATCGCTTCTCGAAACGTGACCCACAGCGCCCGGGGCAGGCCTGCGCTGTTGATGGCGTCCTGCACCAGCTCACACAACGGCAGCACCTCGTTCCTGGAATAGGTGGCATCGTACTTCTCGGGATCCCCGAGCCCGCCCCCGTTGATCGGGATGATGCCGGCCAGTGCCGCCGGGAACCGGTGCGCCGTCAGCACGTCCTGGGAAGTGATCCCCTTGATGGCCGCGAACTCGTCCTTGGTCGCGATGTCCCCCACCGGGATCAGCTTGATGCCATCGGGCTTGCCATCGGGGATGTTCACGAACATCGAACGGAAGTTCCCCACCCCCTTGGAGTTCGCGATCATCTCCTTCATCTCCTCCTCGGTGTCGTCATCCATGTTGGGGTCGGTCGCGTAGAAGATGAACCCCATGTGGGCGCCATTGAGGAAGTAGCGGCGTCGGAACAGGGTGGCATCCTGGTTGAGCAGTGCCGACTGCAGGCCGCCCAGGTAATCGGGCATGCCATAGACCTGCTGCTCAGGGTCATACTGGGCCAGCCAAATCACATCCTCCGGGCGGTAAATAAGGTTCGGCTTACCCTGCTGCAGGTAGACAAAGCAGCCATCCTCGCGCCGGCGCAGATAGACGCTCGAGAGCGGGTGCAGCCCCACCACCTGGCCGAAACTGTTGCGTAGCTTGAGCAAGCCACCATCACCAAACTGCAGGTAGTTGTGCACGAACGCCGTGATGGTGGCGCGTTGGTTGGTGAAGCGCCCCGCCACCATGTTCCGCCTCGCCATCAGGATGGCCCCATGGTGGGCATTGGCCCGGGCCACCTTGGCCAGTCCCTTGCGGTCGATAGGTGGCTGGTAGTATTCCCCATAGGGGTTGTAAAACACCCCTGTGTAATCGGTCATCCAGGCCGTGGGGTCGATGGCCTCCGGCATGCTGAACACCACCGAGGGCCGAGGGGATGAGGCGGCCGCCTGGGCCGGTTGTTGTTTCTGTCGCTTGGTCATGCTGCCTTCTTCTCTTGGCTGGTTGCCCAGGTGGATTTGCGTTTGCGGTGGGTATCAAGGGGCTCGTTGGCCACGGCGTGGGCGATGGCAAAAAACACGTCGGCGTGTCCGGTCACGTTGTCCCGGGCGGCCCGGAAGGTCATCTGGCCACCGCCGGTGGTGCTGCGTTTGATAGCGAGGAAGGCGAGCGGGATGTCCCGATCCGAGCTGTCCCACTCGATGCGGTTCGCTTCCACCACATCGATCATCTTGAGCACCAGCCGCGACTTGCTCTCGATGCTGTAGTTGATGGGGTGACACACCCCTTTGAAGACGGGCTTCAAGAGGTCAAACACCCCGGAGCCGATGCCGGAGACGTCGACCCCCAGATACGTGACCCGGAACTTCTTGGCGATGCGCTCTATCTCCTGCGCCTGGAACTGGAAGTTGAGCCCGCGCCAGTAGTGCTTTTCCAGCACTCGGAAGCGCTCGCCGGCGACGGTGGGCGGGGCGACCACCACCAGGGTGGCATTGTCGCGGGTGCGGCTCGGGTCGTAGCCCATCCACACCTCGCGACGTCCGAACGGGTCAGGCCGCCCGGGCTTGTAGTCCTCCCACCGGGTCGGGTCCACCCCTGCCCGCTCCATATCCTGAAACTTGAACACCGACAGGGCATCGTCGATGAAGCGGCACATGTAGAGACGGTCGAACACCTCCTCCGGGTACTCGTCCTTGAGCTCCTCGATGTCGATGAGGTGGCAACCGAGGCGAATGGCGTCCTCGATGGTGATGACGTAGCGCCATTGCCTGTCAGGACAGACGCGGCCGCCATCGCGTAGGTCATCTTCGCCTGGGAAGTCGATGGCCACCCGGCTCGGGCGCTGCCCTTTCCAGCGCTCCCCGGTCCAGAACCGGTAAGCCTCGTGCACCTTGCTCGACGGGGTCGAGAAGTAGGTCTTGCGCCAGTGGCTCTGGGTCGCCATGGCACTGGCCACATCAGACAGTTTCTCGAAGTTGGGGATCCAGAAGTATTCGTCGATGTAGACGTTGCCGGATCGGGACTGGGCACTGTTGGAATTAGTGGAGCAGAAGTGCAGCTCGGCCCCGTTCGACAGCACGATGGGGTTGCCGGTCAAGGTGACGCCGAGGAAAGTCTGGGCAATCTTGCAGATGTAGGAGCGGAACACCTCGGCCTGGGCCCGGGTGGCAGACAGGAAAATCTGGTTGCCGCCGGTCAGCACCGCATCTTCCAGCGCTTCGCCGGCGAAGTAGTAGGTCATGCCGATCTGACGGGACTTGAGGATGTTGCGGGTGCGCGGCAGCGCCGGGTCGTTCTTGGCCTCCCGCACACGCAACTGATAGCCGAACAGGGTGCCAAGCCACTCGGTAAAGTCATCGGCCGTCAGGTGTCCGATCTCGTTCTTGGCCTTCTTGCCGCCCTTGCGGCCGCCCCCTCCCTGGCTGTTGTGCTCACGCTTGCCACGGCTGGGCCCGGGTTCACTCCCCTCGGCCCGCTGGGCCTTGAGGGCCTGCTCACGCTCGGCCCACCTGAGCGCCTTCTCTTTGAGGCTGACATGGTGGCCGATGAGCCGGTCAAGCTCCTCCTGTTCGCCGGGGGTTTTCTTCTCACGGTGCAGCAACACCTGCACCCGGCGATTGATGGCATCCTCCACCGCCTCTTCGGTCAGCAGGTCACGCCAGCCGAGCTTTTCGGCCCAGTAGTAGATGATGCGACAGGAGTTGAGCCCCAGTTCGTCCTTGATCTCCTGGGGTGTCCATCGTTTAAGGTAGAGTCCCTTCGCCGCATTGCGGATCTCTTCGGGGTACGCCACGGCGCCTCCATCCGGTGAATGATGGCGCCATCATAGCCAGCCCATTCCACCCACTTATCCCACTGATGTTCTGAGCAATTCGGATTTCCTGATGGATCCGAATCCAGCAGAACGCCATAGCGTGAAACCCCCTTGCCGACCCGATAGCCTGAGCCCGCATCACTTGGGAGTAGGCATGAACACATCAACCTTGAGAACTGGCTGGGTCTGTATCGCCACCGAAGGGACCACCGTCGATGGCAGGGAGATCACCGCTGCTTGGCTGACTGATATGGCCGAGACCTACGACCCGGAATACTACACAGCACTGATATGGCCCGAGCACGACCGCTGGGCAAACTTCGGCTATGTGCAGGAGCTCAAGACCGACGTAGTAGATGGCAAGCTCAAGCTGTTCGCCATCCTGAGTCCGACCCGGGATCTGGTTTATTACAACCAGGTTGGCCAGTACCAGTTCTGTTCCATCGAGCCACAAGAGCAGTTTGCCGATCTGGGCCGCACCTATCTGCGCGGCCTGGGCGTCACCGATGAGCCTGCCAGCACCGGCACCACCCACCTCAAGTTCAAGAAGAAGGGCGAGTCTCGCCTGATCGGTACCAGCGAACCGCTGGATCTCTCCATGTTCAAGCTGCCCAAGCACGAAAAGGCCGATGGCCTGATCGCCAAGTTTTTCAGCTTCCTGGCCAGCCACGGCGAGCCAGCCGTCCAACCTACCCCCAGCCAACCCGAGGATGAGGAAATGACCAAAGAACAGTTCGATCAGATGCTGGGGGCCCTCAATGGCCTTGGCACCAAGATCGATGGTTTCAGCGCCAAGCTGGAAGCCAAACCGGAAACCACCGCCCAGGTGACCGACCCGGCGAAAGAAGAGAAAGCCGGCATCACCGCCGAGCAGTTCACCAAGCTGGAGCAGACCCTGACCGGCCTCACCGATAAGATCGGCGAGCTGCAGGGCCAGATCGACAAGTTCTCCGCTGAGAAACCGGGCCAACGCCCGGACGCGCTCGGCGGTGACGACACCACCTACCAAGTTTGCTAAGGAGCATCCAGTGAGCCAAACCCTGACTGTTCAGGCCGAACAGCGCCTGAACAAATACTGCGATGCCCTGGCCAAAGCCTACGGCATCGACATCAGCAAGCTGGGCAAGCAGTTCAGTGTCACCGGCCCGGTGGAAACCACCCTGCGATCTGCCCTGCTCGCCTCCGTCGAGTTCCTTGGCCTCATCACCTGCCTGGACGTGGATCAGATCAAGGGCCAGGTCGTGCAGGTTGGCGTAGGTAAGCTCTACACCGGTCGTAAAAAGGGCGGTCGCTTCAAGGGCAAGGTCGGTGTGGATGGCAACACCTACGAACTGACCGAGACCGACTCCTGCGCCTCGCTGGATTGGTCCACCCTCTGCACCTGGGCCAACGCCGGCAGCGAAGGCGAGTTCATCAAGCTGGTCGGCGAGTTCGTCAACAAGGTGTTTGCTCTCGACATGCTGCGAGTCGGCTGGAATGGCGTGTCTGTGGCTGACGATACCGATCCGACGGCAAACCCGCTGGGTCAAGACATCAACAAGGGCTGGCACCAGCTCGCCCGCGAGTGGAACGACGGCAGCCAGATCATCAAGGCCGCGCCTGGCGAGAAGATCTACTTCGACCCGGACGGCAAGGGCGAGTACAAGACCCTGGACGAGATGGCCTCCGACCTCATCAACACCACCATCGACCCGCTGTTCCAGCAAGACCCCCGTCTGGTGGTACTGGTCGGCACCGACCTGGTGGCCGCCGCCCAGGCCAAGCTCTACAGCGAAGCCACCAAGCCGAGCGAGCAGATCGCCGCCCAGCAACTGGCCAAGTCCATCGCCGGGCGCCGTGCCTATATCCCGCCCTTCTTCCCGGGCAAACGGATGGTGGTCACCACCCTGGATAACCTGCACTGCTACACCCAGCGCGGCACCCGCAAGCGCAAGGCGGACGACAACCAGGACAGCAAGAGCTTCGACAACCAGTACTGGCGCATGGAGGGCTATGCCCTCGGCGAGCACAAGGCCTACGGCGGCTTTGAAGAGGCCGACATCGAGATCGGCGCTGATCCGGCTGTTGTCGCTGCAGAAGCTGCCGCTCAAGCGGCCCAGGGCTAACCCATGAGCTCACCCGGTCAACGCCACAAACAGCGTGTACTCGCCATGCAGGGGGCCGAGCAGGCCGCCTGCTCTGGCATGGCCACCGGCGCGGTGGCCGACAGCCTGCACCTGCAACTGATTGCCCTGGAGCAGGACATCGTCAGGCTGCGCAAGCTGGCCCGCATCGGCGACCGGGTGAACATGAAACGCGACGAGTTGATGCCCAAGTACCGCCCCTATGTGGAGCGCTACCTGGCCGCCGTCAGCGAGTCCGGCCAGCCCTATCAGAACGAGCTGTTCCAACGCCTCATCATCTGGGCTTTCGATGTGGGCGACTTCGACGCCGGCATCGCCTGGGCGGATCTCGCCATCGCCCAGGGCCAACGCACCCCGGCCAACATCAAGCGCGACTGGGCCCACTTCGTGGCCGACACCGTGCTGGAGTGGGCCGAGAAACAGGCGGCCGAGGGGCACGCCGTCGAGCCCTGGTTCTCCCGGGTGTTCGACAAGGTGCGCAACGAGTGGCGCCTCAACGAACGGCTGACCGCCAAGTGGTTCAAAGCGGCGGGTTGCTTGCTGCTGCGCGACCACGATGGCCAGCCCCGCCCCAGCGCCGTTGGGGACAGCGCCACCCTGGAGCAGGCAGACCACTGGCTGGCCCAGGCCGACAAACTGCACGGCAAGGTGGGCGTAGGCACCTTGCGCCAGAAGATTGCCATGCGCCTGCGGGCGCTGAATCCGGAGTAACCGACTCTCCGCGCCGTCGCACCCCGGCGGGGAGGATAGGTCAGCCGCAAGGCTCGCGCCGAATCCTGCGATCCGTGGCTACAGGGGTGCACCTTTTCAACCAGCGAGGCAAGCCATGTTTGCAGGCAAGGACATCGACTACAGCGCCGCCACCATCCGCAATGACGGGTTCTGGCCGGATGTGGCCGTCGCCGACTTCGAGCGCCGCCGCGCCATGCCTGCCGATCTGGACCAGCAAACCACAGGCGCCGCCTTGCTGGCCGCCGTCTCTGAAATCAACCTGCAGCTCGCCAGCCATCAGACAGCGCTGCAGGGCAAGGGCTACACCACTGCCGCCGAGGTACCTGGGCCCAGCCTGGAAGGTGGCAACAACGCCCTGACCGAGCAGTACCTGGCCGCCGTCTTCGCCCGCGCCAAGGCCGCCTTGCTGCCGGAGTTCGCCAGCGTCACCGAACGGGCCACCGCCAACAACCAGGTGGAGCGATCCTCGGACCAGCGTGCCCAGTTGCTGGCCGAGAGCCAGCAGCTGGTGCGCAGCATCAAGGGCAAGCACCGGGCGGGGGTATCGCTGATATGAGCGCAGCCATGAACGAGCAGCAGGCCCAGGGATACTTCCTGCAGGCACTCCACGCCGAGTTACTGCGGGTGCTGCCGGGCAAATGCCACAAGCGCCTGGATAGCTGGATGGAGAACGGCACCATCAAGCTCGAACCCAAGAACATGGGGCCCACCGGGGTGGATGTAGCCTGGCTCACCTACCAGGCGGTGTTCACCATCGAGCAACTGCCGTTTCGAGAGCTGGATCCGGCCATTCTGCTGGCGGCCGTCGCGGCCTGGGTGCAGGAACACGACGACTTTCGCGAGCAGTTCGAGCTGCCCGATCCCGAGTACGCCGTCACCCCGAACGACGAGAAGACTGCGGACCTCGAGATCCAGCTCCCCTTCGCCGAGCCGCTGCGCCTTATCGAGCACCCGCAAGGGCCCATCAACTGGCTCGGCAAGCGCTGGAACGTGGCCCCCTATGACATCTGGGTGGCCGAGCACATCGACCTGAACGTGGGTGATACCGGTCAGCACCGGGTCGGGGGCCCAGCATGATCACCATCACGCTCGACGCGCACCGCGGCAAAGACCAGCTCAACCTGCTGGCCTTGCCCCCCAAGAAGCGCAAAAGACTGGTGTGGCGTGCCGCCACCGAACTGAAGAAGTTGGCGACCCGCAACGTGCGCCAGCAGCAAGACCCCAATGGCAATGCCTGGGCACCGCGCAAACGGGGCAAGCGCAAGATGTTGCGCGGCCTGCCCAAGTTGCTGGAGATCCGTACCCCTCGTCAGGACGTGGCAGAGCTGGGGTTCACCAAGGGCACCATGAGCGCCCACGCCGGGATCATCGCCAACACCCATCAGAAGGGGCACACCTACAAGGTGACGGCCGCCAGCCGGCGCCGCATTGCCCCCAGTGATATGGGCAAGAACAAGCAGGCCAGTAAGGCACAGGCCCGCAAGCTGCGCGAGCTTGGGTTCAAGCGTCCTGGCAAGCGCAAGCGGGCATACCGCTCGGCATCGCTGGGTTGGATCACCGCCAATCTCAACTACGCCCAGGCGGGGTTGCTTATCAAGAAGCTCAAGGACGAACCGGTGAAAGAGAGCTGGGAGATCCAGCTACCAGCCCGCCCGTTCCTGGGCGCCAACACCAGGCAACGGCAGCAGGCCTTCGCCCGCGCCTTGCAGAGCATCGATTACGGCTGGGACGTCAACAAGCAAGACATGAAGGGGAAATAACGGCATGTGGCCTTATGTACAGATCAACAACTTGAACCAGATGCAGGGGCCAGTGACCGAGGTCGAGCGCCACCTGTTGTTCATCGGCAGTGCCGCCAGCAACACCGGCAAGCTGCTCTCACTCAACACCCAATCGGACTTTGACACCCTGCTGGGTGAGGCTGAAAGCGAGCTCAAGACCAACCTGCTGGCCAGCCGTGACAACGCAGGCCAGAACTGGACGGCGGCCGCCTTTGTGCTACCAACCGACATGGACTGGAAAGATGCCGTCCGTGAGGCCCAGAAAACCCAATCCTTCGAGGGCTGTGTGGTGCTGGGTCAGGAGTGGGACGCTGCGAAAATCAACGCCGCCCACGCCCTCAACCAGGAGCTGATCGCCAAATGGGGGCGCTGGCAGTTCATGCTGCTGGTCGTGGCGGGCATCGTCTCCACTACCGAAGGTGGCCAGGACTGGAGCGAGTACGAGGCAGAACTGGTCGCGCTGCAAGATGAAATCAAGGCGGAATCCGTCACCCTGCTGCCGCAGCTATGGCCGAACCTCGCCGGCGCCTATGCCGGTCGCCTCTGCAACCGTGCGGTCAGCATCGCCGACAGCCCAGCCAGGGTGAAAACAGGCGCCATGGTGGGCCTTGGCAACAAGCCCAAGGATAAAGACGGAACCGAGCTGCCGCTGGCCACCCTGCAAACCCTGGAACAGAACCGCTATTCGGTGCCGATGTGGTACCCGGACTATGACGGCATCTATTGGGCCGATGGCCGCACCCTGGACGGCGAGGGCGGCGACTACCAGGTGATCGAGAACCTGCGGGTGGCCTACAAGGTAGCTCGCCGGATGCGCCTGCGGGCCATCGCCCGCATCGGGGACCGCTCGTTCAACTCCACTCCGGGCAGTACCGCGGCCGCCATCATGTATTTCGGCAAAGACCTGCGCGAGATGGCCAAGGCCACCACCATCAACGGCCAGCCGTTCCCGGGCGACATCGCCTCCCCCCAGGATGGCGACATCAGCATCCAGTGGACCGCCAAGAACCTGGTCTCCGTCTACGTGGTGGTGCGCACCGTGGACTGCCCCAAGGGGATCACCGTCAACATCATGCTCGATTTGAGCCTCAACAACGGGGAGGGCTAACCCATGACCAGACGCATTTCAGGCCAGAGCTTCGACACCACGCTGATGGGCACCATGGTCCATGTCGAGAAAGCCAGTCTCTCCATCACCGACAACAGCGCCGTGGCCCAGACCCGGGGTATCCCGGATGGCTTCGTCGATGGCGATGTCGCCGCCGAGGTGGAGTTCGAGCTCGATGCCAAGAACTTCACCCTACTGAGCGATGCAGCCAAACGGGCCGGTAGCTGGCGCGGCATGGCACCGGACGACGTGTTGTTCTACGCCGACACCGGCGACGAAACCATGAAGGTAGAGGCCTTCGGCGTGAAGCTGCAGATCTCTGACCTGCTCGACGTTGATCCCAAGGGGGGCAGCAAGGGGGTTCACAAAATCAAGGGGTTCGTCACCTCCCCTGACTTCGTTCACATCAACGGCGTGCCTTACCTCTCCCAGGAAGACACCCGCCACCTGCTGGGTTAAGGGGGGAGCTTGGACGACATCGACCGCGCCACCCGTCACGCCGCCCGCATGCTGGCGGCCCAACTGGCCAACCAGGTGGGCAAAGGCAGTTACCAGGGGGAGAGCCGGCACCTGTGCGAAGAGTGCGACGACCCCATCCCGGAAGAACGCCGCCGCCATGTACCAGGGGTGCGCCTGTGCGTCCCCTGCAAGACCCGCCTTGAGAGGCTGGGCCGCTAATCAGAGCCACGGACATGAACAACATGCCTCATAAAGACCCGACCCTAGCCACCGCCTTGCTGGCCTGGCTGATGGACAACTGGCCCGCCGTCTATGGGGCCCTGCTGGCACTCGCCATCGCCTTCCTGCGCATCACCTACGCAGGCGGACGGGGTCGCCGTCGGCTGATCGAATCCCTGCTGTGCGGCCTCATCACCTTGGCGGCCGCCACAGGGACCCACCTGCTCGGGATCCCCCAGGAGGCCACCCCGTTCCTGGGCGGCGTGGTGGGGTTGCTTGGGATCGACATCATCCGGGACCGGGCGGCCCTGATTTTCAACAAGAAGGAGGGCTGATATGGCTCTGCGCTGGCTTGACGAGGCTCGAAAGCACTTGGGCTTGAAAGAGATTAAGGGGCCCAAACATGCCCAGGCCATTATCGACATGTGGAAGGCGATCAAGCGGGGAGGCATCCGTGATGATGAAACCCCGTGGTGTGCCGCTTTTGTCGGCGCTTGCCTGGAACGGGTCGGCATCCAGTCTACCCGCTTCGAGAGTGCCAAAAGCTATCTGGGCTGGGGCAAGAAACTGGACCGCCCCGTGCTGGGCTGTGTGGTGGTGTTCAGCCGTGAAGGTGGCGGCCATGTGGGCTTCGTGGTCGGCCAGTCACCCTCTGGCAACTTGCTGGTGCTGGGTGGCAACCAAGACGATGCCGTGAACGTGAGAGAGTTCCCGCTCAGCAGAAAGCCAAGTTATCGCTGGCCGCTCAATGAGCCGCTGCCGGTGGGTGATCTGCCTGTTGGTACTCCGGCCCAGCTGTCGATGGGGGAAGCATGAGCACGCTCAGCAAGGTGATGGGGATCGTGGGCCTGCTCCTGGTGCTGGCGCTTTATGTCAGCCATCGCCGCACGGTGGATATGCAGCGCACCCTGACCGAGCAGCAAACCACGATCACCCATCTGCAGGCTGCCAACGACCAGCAGGCCACCGAGCTCCAGGAACAGCAGTTGATAACGAAGGGCCTGCGCCTGCTGCTCAGCAACCAGAATGCCGCCTTGGCCAAGCTCGACAACCAGAACAGGAAAACAGCCGATGAACTGCAACAAGCCCTGGCCACGCCGCCGGCGGGCCGCCCGGATTGCGCTCGCGAGCCTTTGCCTGGTGGCGCTTTGCGCCTGCTCCAGCCAGCCGTTGAGCGTGGTGCAGACCCGGGTGGTCAAGCGGCTGCCACCGCCGGGGCTGGTGCCCAACTGCCCGGAGCCTGAATTCACGGGGAGCACCTACGGCGACGCCGTGCGGTTTATCCCCACCTTGCAGACGGCGCTGCGCCGCTGCCAAACCCAGATCACCACCCTGACCAACTGGATTGAACAAGAGGAAACCACCCCATGAGCACACCGATCATCACCCTGGAAGTCGCCGGCAAAGAGCTGAAGTTCGCCCCCACCATGGTGGCCTACAACGGCTTTCTCAACGACATGATGCCCAACGACAAGGTGGCACCGGCCCACAACTACCTCAAGAAGATCGTTTGCCAGGAGAGTAAGGCAGAGCTCGACGAGATGCTCAAGCGGCCAGGCGCCGCACTGCAGTTGGCAAACGCAGTCAACGCCGAGTTCGCCCCCGAGCTGGACATCACCGTAAAAAACTGACGGCGCGTGCCGAGGCCATCGAGCGCAACCAACTGGAGCAGGTGCTGGCGCTGCGCCGTTACTACCTGCCCCATGAGGATGACGATCTCGACAGCCTGGCCCGCGCTATGTGGATAGACAAGCACCACCGAGAGTCCAACGCCGCCGCCGTGGCCGAGGGCATTGCCAAAGCATTCAACGGGTAACGACTGATGGCCTGGATGGAAAAATTGATGATGCAGGTGAGCTTGATAGACCAAGTCACCAAGCCCCTTGCCGGCATCAACGCCCAGATGGACAAGGTCAGCAAAGCGGGCCGCCAGGGCTGGAGCAATATGGCCATGGGGGCAACGACCGTCGCAGCCGGCGGCATGGCGATCCAGGCTGCCCTGGGGCCTGCCATCCAGATGGATCAGGCGCTGCAAGACCTGCATGCCGCCGGAGTGGGAGAAGCTGCGCTCAAGCAACTCAGCCACACCGCGCTCAAGTTCAGCGTGGATTACGGCAAGTCCGCCATCGAGGTGCTGGGTTACACCGCCGAAATGCGCCGCGCCATGCCGGCCCTGCCAGAAGCCATGCTGGACAGCGTGACCAAGACCTCCGCCATCCTGGGGGCCGCAACCAAGTCAGACGCCGAGACGGTCGGCCAGTATTTCCGCATGCTCTACAACAACCAGCGCCAGGCAGCAGACGCCATGGGCCCGGATGTGTGGGCACAACAGGTGGCCGGAATGACCAGCATGGTCACCAGCCAGTTCGGGGTCGGCATGGACAAGCTGATGGCCTCCGTTGAAGGCATGCACTCCCTCCCCTCCACCATGGGGGTGGCGATGGAGGAGCAGCTGGCCATCCTGGCCATGTTGCAGACCAGGATGAGCGATGGGGATGCCGTCACCCAGTTCACCAACCTGCTCGAAGGCGCCACCAATGCCCAGAGCAAGCTGGGGGTCGCCATGCTGGACAGCCAGGGACAGTTGCTGCCTATCCAGAAGATCCTGCAGAACATCCAACCGCTGATCGACAAGATGGGGGGCGCCAAGGCCTGGGCCCTGCTCGACGATGCCGGGCTGGGGGATGGCGCCCTGTTGTTGCAACAACTGATCGGCGACGCCACCACTCTGGACAAGACCCTGGGCAACCTGCGCGGTGTGAGAGGGCTGGATGCTGCGAATGCCAAGGCCAAGACCATGGCCAAGTCGTGGGAACGGCTGAACGCGTCCTGGGAGGCGATCCGGATTGCCGGGTTCAGCGCCATCATGCCCGCTATCAATGCCGTGCTGGGCACATTCGCCGATGGTGCAGGCGTGGTGCTGCGCTGGACTCACCTTTTCCCGAACCTGACCAAGGTGATCAGCTATGCCATGCTCGCCATCGTAGGTCTGAGCATGATCACCGGCACCTGGATGTTGGTAGCAGGTCTGGCCAAGTTGGCGACCCTGGGGATGGGCATCGCCTGGACCGTCATCATGGCGCCGCTCAACCTGCTAAAAGCGGGGCTGGTTGCCTTTCGTGCCATCCTGCTGGCGGTCAATATCGCCATGTATGCCAACCCCATAGGCCTGATCATCGCCGGGATAGTGCTGCTGATCGGCGCTGTTGCAGCGGTCATCTACTACTGGGATGACCTGAAAAAAACATTCTCAGACTGGGGCGTGTTCCAACTGCTCGGCAAGTCCATCGACTGGCTGATCGACAAGCTGAACATGATCCCGGGCGTCAACATTGAGGCTGGCGCCATGCCGGACCTCAACCTGCCCAACCCCGAGAACATCAACGCACCGCTGGCACGCTATCGCCAGGGCAGTCAAAGCAACGTCCCATCCGGTGGCATTGGCCAGCAGTTGATCCAGGCCAACGCAGCAGCAACCACGGCGAACCAGAAGCCGACCAAGGCCATGCATATCGGCGAGGTGCACAACCACTTCCAGAACCAGGTGTCACCGGGGGAGATGGAGCAAGAACTGTGGATGACCACCCCATGACCGATCCCAAGTACATCGACATCCTGGTGGTGGATGGCGCCTGGCAACTCGACGCCGGCGGCCAGCCACGCCTCACCCAGGACCGACACAGCATCGGCCAGGACATCAAGCACCGGATCATGGAGTCGGGGCTGGCTCGCAAGCTCATCGGCGAACGCAGCCCCACCCTGCGTGCGGATGTGATGACCGAGATCGAACTGCTGGTCGAGAACGACGTGCGCCTGATCCCGGGCACCATCCTGATCAGCGAAGAATCGCCGGAGCGCATCCTGGTCACGGCCCGCACCTATGAATTCGGCGAACTGGAGGTAACCCTGTGAACCTGCGCCCCACCGTGGATTTTATGGCCCTGCTGGCAAAAAGCGGGGTGCCGACAACCGAGGCGGCCATGGAGGCCGAGCTCAAGAAAGAGGTGGAGGCCGCCGGCTCACTCATCACCAACGACAGCGATGTGTCCCCGTTCTGGCGTCTGGTGCGCGGCGTGGTCACCACCCCGGCGCTCTGGCTGATCCGTACCCTGCTGGCGGGCCATGTGCTGCCAGCCAGCTTTGCCGCGACCGCCAATGATACCTATCTCGACCTCAAGGCTTGGGATGTGGATCTCACCCGTAAAGCTGCCCAGAAAACCCGGGGCCTGGTCAACTTCACCAAGGTCAATCCGGCAGAGGCCGTCACCATCCCGGCCGATGTCTGGATCACCACTGAGCGCATCAACGGCACCATCTATCGCCTGCGCCCCCTGCAGGAGATGGTGAGCCCTGCCGGTGAAGCCGTAGCCAAGGTGGTCTGTGAGGCTGAGTTCGCCGGCAGCGCCTGGAATCTGGCCCCCGGTTATTACAACCTGCTGAGTAAACCGGTGACCGGCATCCTGTCAGCGCGTAACGCAGACCGCGATTGGGTCACCACTCAGGGGGCCGATGCCGAGAGCAACGATGCGCTGGGGCTTCGCATTCAGAACCAGTTCTCGGCGGTGGGGCGCTACCACATCGACGCGATTTATCGCTCCATGCTCGCCAGCGTGGCGGGGATCCGTGCCGATCACATCTTCTTCGAACATGACGCACCGCGGGGCCCGGGGACCGCCAATGCCTTCATCCTGCTGGAGGTGGGCACCACGCCGGCCAGCTTGATCGACAAGCTCAACGACTACGTGAGCAACCAGGGTAACCATGGCCATGGCGATGACCTGCATGTGATGGCCATGCCGGAGACGGATCACACTCTTCACCTGGACCTGTGGCCTATCGATAACTTGACCGCAGAGCAGCGGCTGGCACTCAAACGGGATGTGGAACTATTGGTGAAGGCGGCATTCCGTCAATCTGCCGATTACCCCACTGTGACCCGCACCTGGCCACAGTCCCGCTTCTCACTGAGCCAGCTTGGCCGCGAGCTGCACCAGGCATTCCCCGAGATCAAGAGCCTGCACTTCACCGAACTGGACATCGTTTCAGGTCTCGATATCCCGCGCCTGAGCGATTTGGAGGTGTTCCTCCATGACTAAGACCACCGAACTGAATCACCAGGACAAGGCTCCTCTGCTGCCAGACAGCACCGCCCCATGGTGGGAAGACGGCAAGACCATCGCCGAGGGGGTGCAAGAACCAGCCTTCCTGGCCAAAGGCATCATGTCGTTCTGGCGTCGCGTGCGCGGCTGGCTGCTGCAGCCGCTGACCCAGCAAGACCCGATGACCTGCTCTGAAAGCATGCTGGCCCTGCTCGCCTGGGAGCGAGATATCACCCGCTTCAAGGGAGAGCCGCTCACCCTGTTCCGCAAGCGGGTGAAGTTCGCCTTCATCAACGCCCAGGATTCGGGAGAGGTGGCGGGGTTCAAGCGCATATTCGAGCGCCTTGGCATCGGCTGGTGTGAGCTGCGCGAGCGCCAGGAAGGTACCCCATGGGATGTCATCACCATCGAGGTGGCCGACAGCGCTCTGGCGGAAAACCAGCAGTTGATGGAAACCCTTATCCAGCACTACGGCCGCACCTGCCGCCGCTACCGCTTCCAGGTGCTCTATCCCGCCGTGGCATACCTGCATGCGGGGCATTTCGACATGGCCCACCAGGTATTCGCAGCATCCCTCAATAAACCGGCCTGCAAGGGTTACCTGCAAGCCGGTCAAATCCATTTTATTCAACACGTTTACGGGGCGTCTCTCCCCCGCAAGGAGTCCTGATGAGCCAGGTCATTACCAACGCATTCGAACAATATTGGCAGTCCAGCTTGGCCGCAGAGCAACCGGTCGTGCTGGATGAATTCATCCTGGCAGATATTCCCAACCTGGATATCACCTCCCCCATTGACCAGGACACCGGCCTGCCGCCGGAAAGCCAGATCGTGCATCGCCAGAACGTGGACCAGCGCGGCCGCCTCAACAACAACGCGGTGGCCTACACCATTGTGATGGATACCACAGTCGGCGACTTCTCGTTCAATGCCATGTACCTGCGCAACAAGGCGAACGGCGTGATCGGGATGATCGTCTACAAGGGCCGCGAGACCAAGCTCAAGACCGACCAGACCACCGGCCAGACCGGTAACTCACTGGTCAAATCGATGCTGATGGGGTACGACCAGGCAGCAGAGGCCACCCTCACCAACGTGGATGCCGGCACTTGGCAGATTGACTATGCAGCCCGCCTGCGCGGGCAGGATGAAGACCTGCGCCAGCTGGCCAGCCAGCTCTATGGCCATCACACCTTCATCGGTGACGGCTTCAAGGTCGTGCAACAGGATGGCGGCCATCAGGTTACCCAGGGCGTGGCCATCGTTGGAGGCCTGCGCATCGAGCTGAAACAGCCACAGGTCATTTACCCTGGTACCAAACCGATCGGCGTCTGGGTAGATGTGCACCGGTCAGGTTCGCTGCTCTCTGAGCATCAGAACCACTTCACCATCATCACCAGCGTGGCGGATCTGGCCGACCATGTGGACGAGAGCGGCTATCAGCACTATGTGGCCAAGCTGGGTACCGTGCAGGCTGACAACTATGTTGTGGATAGCCGGGGTAATACCGTAAGCGGTGTCATTTCCATCCCTGATGTCTTAGCTCGCCTAGAGCAGACGGATGACATGTTGGGCATTAACAACTGGGAGGCCCTACGCCGCTCCTACGACGAAGCAGGGTGGAAACTCCGAGATAGGACTGAGAGTTTCGAGGATGGTGGCATTCTCACATCTCCATATGACGTACTGCTCCATAAGTTAAGTGGTAAAGCCTACAGCATTGCTGGCCCATTCCCGCAAGCTATCGAGAAAGGTACAGACCCAGCGACACCTCCATTTATTGACAGAAGCAATGTGCTATCTCGCCATAGAACACCAGAAGATTTTTCAGGCAGAACGGATCATGAACGGGTAGTAGCTTGGCTTACATCTGGTGGCAAGTTGGCAATTCATCGAGATTATTTAATGGAGTCAGCTGTTACTGTTTCAGTCTCTAACGCCACTGTGGAGGGGCATGGTCGTATTATTTTCCCAATGTCTGTGATTACTGAGGGGACGGTTCTCAGGATCATTGGCAACAATAACAAATTCAAGGAAATGCATGTTATTCACCAGGGTTCAATGCTAAGTGCTGGTGCTCTTATCACCGTCAAAGGAAATAAAAACAGGCTGGACAATGTAGAGTCAACATTCCTAACAGAGTTCAACCCATCTGCAGATGGTGAACAATATATGGGGACTTGTATAGCTCTTGATGGAGACTCAAATTCAGCAATAGAGTGCTATGGTGAAAATGGAGGTACAGGAGTCAGCGAAAATGGAAAAAACAATGTGCAGCTGAGAAATAATTTCGATAAATGCTGCCGTATTGCAGTAAACGGAAATAAATCACGTCACGCCATAGTTGATGGCAACCATGGCGACTGCCAACATAAAGGCTATCCGTTGCAAGGCTGCGACGGCATATGGGGAAACCGATCCCACCGGTTCACCAGATATTCAAATAACACCATCATCAACCCGGGTGAGCACGGAGCATATCTCCAGGGTGATGGGTTTACATGGGACAAAACAAATCGCGTGGAGGGCGCCAAGAAATGCCTAATTAAAGTAGGCGCCAAAGCAGACGGAAACTATGCATACCCTGGCGAGACGCTCCCGCTGTTTGATGAGTTTGGTGTGCCAAGCCCGACCGGGGTCTATTCCACGACTGGCGCTTTCATCGCGCCGAGAGGCATTGGAAACAACCAAAGCGCTAGCTCCGATGGTTGTGTTTGTCTACAACCGAATATTGCTGATTTGGTGACAGATGAGTATGAAGTCATTGATAACCATGATTCTCCGTGGGGCATTCGTTCTCTATACTTCGCCCCGAAAGATGGGACCCCTGTAGAGGGTCTACAGGTATTAGCAAACCTGAAAGTACTTGATGGTAAAGTGCTGAGGTCGGGGCCGTCTTCCTTTGCATGTGCAGACAACCTTGAGATCGATGGCTTCTTCTCTGGTAGACACATAAATATATCCGCAGAAAATGCACCACAGGGGACCAAGAACGCGACAATCAGAGCCGAGTGCCCATACATCAACTTCACAACAGCTCCAGATGGGATAAAAATTCTTGGTGGAAAGTATCAGTACATATTAGAAAGTAGTGGTCTAAACATTGAGATATTCGACACTGAGATAACAAGTCAGAATCTAGGTGGAGCATGGGAATTTGGTAGGGTTGTTCGCCTTCAAGATTCAAAAGTCAAATGGCTTAGTGATTCCGTGTTTAAAATTAATGGTGTTAACAATATAGTCGATTCAGTATTTGACATTCCGAATGTAAGCGAGTCATTCCCGCTTCAATTCAATTTTAATAGTAACAGTCCACTTCAGGGGCACTTTGACGGAAATACAATAAGAGCACCACTATCTAAAAGGCCGGTTAGACTCGGTGGAAAAGACGCTACCTGTAACTCTAACGTTATAGTTGGAGCTGACAATTCAGATTACACCCTAACTATACAAGGAGAAAATATAACAGCTGTTGGAAACTCACTGAATGCAGGGGTACTAAGGCTAGACTCGACAGCAAAAAACTGTTTTGCGGTTGGAAGGTCAATTTCCAATGGGAATGAGGCTGGCGGAAACGTTGTTATAACCAATTAAAACAGAATAGAGACAGACTTATGAGGCGGATGTTAGATCAGCTTTTGGCCTCTGGCCGTTACCTCACAATCACGCCTTATCAGAAAGGCATCAGTCAGCATGGAGGCCAGCTCTCCCTCGCGGCCCCCAGCACCATCAAGGCCATGGCCGCCAAGTTGCAGGATGGCGCAGATCCCCTGCTACCTGCTGGTCAACTTCACGCGGTAGCCTGGATGGTCACAGGAAGCAGTGAGGTAGAACTGGCCGCAGCTCTTGCCACAGTCTGCGCAATCCTGCCGCTGCCTGAGTGGTGCGCTGCCCTGCGCCGCCTCAACGCCAACAACGACATCATGGCTCAGCCCACTGCGGCCATAGCGCCGCGCTGGAAGGCCGAAGAGCCGTTGATCTGGGATCCACTGCGCCGCCAGCTGATGCTCAATGGTGCTAGGGATGCTCTGCAGGAAAGCGAGAACAACTCGCCGTCACCAGCGACCACCAAAGCCAAACTGGCCGCACTGGCCGCCAAGCGGGCCGACAGGGTTGCCGAGCTGGACAACGTACTGACCAACAAGCCAAGCCTTGCAGGATTGCTGTGGAGCTGGCATGGCTATGGAGAGCCGGCCAGCCTGGCCGCCCAACTGCTCGAGAGTGCCCATCCAGACCACAGCCACAGCATGACCGTCGGCGCCCTGCTGCTCTCCCACTTCCCCCTCACCTTCTGGCAGGAGTTAACCCAATGAGTAGAACGGCCATGCTCACCCTGGACGGTGAGCCCATTGTGATGAAGTCGATGCGGATCTCCGCATCGATGCAGTTTCAGGACAAGGACCAGAGCGGCCAGACCAGCTCAACCAGCAGCGCCGAGCAGGGCGAGAAGGCCAAGGAGCTCGATGTCTCCGGCTTGGTGCCGTTCAACGATGAGCAGACCCTGAGCCGCCTGTTTGAGTTGGCTGATGCCAAGGGTGACGGCGGCAAGCGCCATATCTACCGGGTCGGCTCGCTGCTCGCCAAGTCGGTGAAAGTGCGCCAGGCCAAGTTTGCCGGCCGCATCACCGCCAGCGAGCAAGAAGGCCTGCTGGCGTGGCAGGTGCAGTTCACCCTGCGCGAGCATAACTCGGTACCGGAGAAACGCGAGCAGCGCCTGCCCAAGGCTCCTGCCACCGTGGGGCAGAGCACAGCCAATGCCACGCCAGCCAAAGCTGGTAGCAGTACCGCAGCATCTGAGCAGGAGCAGCTGAGCTCATGGGAGCAGGCTATGAAGGGGCTGGATAACAAGCTGGGAGACCTGATAGCGTGAAACTCTCGACCAACCTGAGCCTGAGCGGTCAGCCAGCCCACCTGATTGACCATGACATTGTGCTCGACCTCTCCGCCGGCGGCCGAGCGGCACTGACTATCGAGGGCTCGGCTACCAAGGGGCAGACCCTGACCGTGGATACCGGCTACAACGGCGAACTGCGCCGCTGGTTCACCGGCTACGTGTACGACGTGCAGCCAGCCGCCAACGGTGCCAGCAAGCTACTCTGCCGCGAGCTGGCCGGGATCCTGGGCAGCCGCTTCCCGGTCAGCATCCAGCATGCAACCCTGCGCAGCCTGATGACCTGGCTGACCGACCAAACATCTCTCACCTTCCTGCTGCCGGACGGGGTGGACTACACCGACACCCCAATCCCCAACTTCACAAGCGCGGGCACCGGCTATCAGCTGCTCGACCATGCCGGCCGCGCCTTCTCGGTGCCGGATTTCATCTGGCATCAACAGCCGGATGGCGCCATCTTCGTGGGCAGCCATGCCCACAGCCACTGGGTCGACAAGGCGGTGGAACTGGATCCGGCGTTCTCGGTCAAGCAGGCGGGCAACACCTTCACCCTGGCCCCGATCCCGGCCATGCGCCCGGGGGCCATCGTCAACGGCAAGCGGGTGGAGCGCGTCAGGCTCAAGGGTGACGAGATGACCCTGACCACCGCCACCCCAGGTAAACCGGTGAAGTCGCCAGAGCGGCGCAAGATGGAGGGGGAGTTCCCAGAGCTGGCTGACAAGATGCACTTGCCCAAGTTCGGCAGGGTCAAGGCCATCAGCGACCAGGCCAGCGCCGGCCAGCTCAATCACCCGTTTCGTCCTCGCTATGCGGTGGATGTGCAACTGCTGGGCGAGGATGGTGAACCAGACGAAGGGACGCCGCGCTATCGCGCTGTGCCGCTTCCTGTGATGTTAGGCGGGCCTGAGCAGGGGCTGATGCAGTTCCCTGTCGAGGGGACGCTGGTCGAGCTGGGGTTTGCCTTTGGCCGCGCCGATCGACCGTTCATCCGTACCATACTGGGCACTGGCTGGCCGCTGCCAGACATCGCGCCGGGCGAGCAATTGCAGCAGCAGCGGGCCGAGGTGTTCAGCAGGACCGACAGCGTGGGGAACCAGAGCCGCTACACAGACCGCCGTCAGCACGACAAGGCTCTGCAGATGATCCGCGAGGCGGACGAGTACCTGGGAGAGTTCGGCCAGCACCGGATGACCATCTTGGCCAACAGCGTGGAAGAGGTCGGGGCCATGAAGCGCATCGAGGCGCTCGGGGATATCGAGCTGCTAACGGCAGAGGACATGATCCTGGGCAGCGCTGGGCACATGAGCACAACCACAGGCGGCAATTTGGAGGAGGATATCGCGCTCGTTCGCCGGGCACTTGCCGGCGAGCTGCAGCACTTCGAGGCACCCAAGTCGTGGATGGGTACTAGCGGGGTGAACATATTCCGTCTGCTCAACCAACTGATGAACGTGGTGGAGCAATTGGCTGCAGCCGCAGCCAGCCACAACCACGGCGGCCCGCCGCCGACCAATGCCGAGACCTTCACCGGCCAGAGTGAGCAGGCCAGTGAGCTGGCCGGTACCCTATCGCCAATCATCGAGTGA